ATACCGCTGCATTTCCTTCACATACTCGCCTTTAGCGCCCTTGTACAGGGTGGGGCGCTTGGCAGGCTGGGGCGTCGGCATCGTCTCCCCGCCCGGCAGCGGCTTCACGTCCTTCTCCGGCTCTGCCTTATCCCCGTCGTTCAAAACCACCACCGTATGCCCCTTGCTCCTGGTGACTAAAACATCACCCCTTTTCAGGTAATCGCTCCGGGCCGTGTACTTCGATTCCGTCAGTTTCTCAAACCACCCCGTCTCCAGCAGGGCAGCCGCCTGGTTGCCCGTCGTGAAATTCCTCACGGATTCCTTGATGCCGCACCTGCCAAACCCATACAGCACGCACACCCGCACCAGGGCGCTGCAGTCTGTCTCGCAGGCCGTCGTCGCCTTTGCCGGGTCGAAGCCCTTGTCCTTCACCTGCTCGTACAGCGTCAGCCGCTGGTACTGGTCGTAGCCGATTTTATTATTGTCGCAGGCCACCCTCATGGCGTCGGCGATATAGCCCCGGAGTATGGGGTTCCTCGCCCGCAGCACCACCCAGCCCTTGCTGTGCTTGTACCAGCTCTGCGTGGCCACCTCGCCGCCCCCCTGGTCCCCGGCTCTCCCGCCGGACACCCTGCCCCGCTCGTCGATGCGGGCGCTGCCTATCGTCACCCTGCTCATTCCCGTTCCCCCTTCTCCTCCCCGTCCCCCTTCAGCTGGGCCAGCAGGTTCCGCACGGCCCCCGGCACCGGCAGCCCCATCCGGGCGGCGTTCTCCACCACGGACAGCCCCTCGTTGCTCAGGTAAAAGCAGATCACCGCGCTGCGCAGGGCCGAGCCCGTCCCCGCCACGTACAGGTCCAGGGTGTGGGCCACCCCCACCAGCATCAGGATGCACACCTTCTTCAGGATACCCCTGAACCCCACGTTGCTGGACAGTTTGCGCTCCATCCCGGCGCACAGCAGCCCGCTGCCGTAGTCCAGAGCCATCAGCAGGACCAGCGCTTTCAGCAGCCCGTCCGTTCCCCCCAGGAAGCCGCCCAGCCAGCCCCCCGCCACGGTGATCCCCAGTCGTACCCGGTCCCAGATCTTCAATTCCTTCATCGTATCCCCTCCTTTGTCAGCACACAAACTCCACCACGGCCTCCACCGTGCCGTTGACAAAGCTCTGGTTGCTCCCGGTCACAAGGTGCACCGTACATACAGAGCCTGATACCTCGCACCTCAGCGTCGCCTGGTTCACCAGCGACGTAAAAACATAGGGCAGCGGCAGCCAGTAGGTCCCGTTATTCCCGCACCCCTTCACGCTCACAATCCGCTGGATATACGCCGACGCCGGCGCCGCAAAGCTCGCGCTCCCGGAACTCGTCCCCGCAATGGGCACCACGACCCGGTACACGCTGTAGGCCGTGTTTTTGTACCTGCCGATGCGGACGGGCGTTGTGCTGTATGGTGCGCCGCCGATTACTTCCATGTCGTCCGCTATTTTCAAAGTGTTGTCCTGCTCCGCAGCATAACACCCAACGCCGATGGACCGCTCGTAATGATTGCTCACATGGAACAACGGCGGCACGACCCGCTCCCACTCCTGCACCAGCAGGGCGCGGTGGGCGTCGTCGAACGCGCCGGCGCTCACCTTCAGCACTTCTTGCAGATCGGTTTTCTGAATGATTATTTGGGCGACGGTTGGGGCGGATGCGCTCAAAACGTCCGCTTCGATTTCCACAGACTTGTTGCCGGATTCGGCAATAATAACGATTTTGGTGTCTTCATCGCTGGTGTATGTGACATCGAGCACCCACGCTGTATCGGTCTCCGACTTGACAACTGATGTCAACGTGGGATTCGGGGTATGCGTGTGCCTGGCAGGGTCAAGAGTACTAAGTATCGTCGCCATGTTCGCTCCTGCGTGCTTGATTGATACGTTATACTCCCTCGAGACTGCCGGGTCAAAATTAAGAACCGAAACACTCAGCAGAAGTGTGGGTTCAAGTCCAATAGTCGCCGAATAGTTTCCGGAAGCAATTAAGTAATTGTTTGCCCTTACCTCTACCTTCCCAGTCCCGCTCAAATCACCCCCATTCATGGTATGCCATGCCCAAACTTCCAGCTCTCCGAAAGTCGAATCAGTAGATGCACGTTCAAATGTTATATGGCCATAGCAACCAGGGAACAAAGGCTTGTCACCACTTTTATTACTCGTCCACACCAGCCCGTCGGTGTCCCAAAACCCGTAAGAATTACTCAACACATTCGCCATTTTCTATTCCTCCCACTCATACGGCCACACCAGCAGGCCCTTCGCAGGGTTATAGGTTAGTTGGATGTTGCCGATGTATACGCCGTTCGCGTCGATTTTGAAGTACTGGTATATCCCCGTCGTTACGAGGTCTCCCACGGCGCCGTATATATCGTTGGTCTGTACCCAGCGCTCCGCTGTCTCCGACACGCTCAACGCTCCGTCGCTCACCGTGTACTGGCCTTCTGCCGTCGGCACGCCGCTTTCTGCCAATTCCAGCAGCGTGGCCGTTCCATCGGCGATGCTGTAATAGTCGTCATCAACGGTATCGTGGTAGTACGGGGTCTCCACCCCGGGCCCCGGCGCTCCGCTTCCCTCTGTCACATCCGCCGCGTCCACCGCCGCCCAGTCGATGACCTCGGCGTACTGCGCAACCGGGTAGCTGATAGCGCCCTTGGGCAGTTCCTTGGCCGTGTTCGTCCACAGGGTTCCGATTGCCGGGTTGTCCGGCGGCGTTTCGTCCAGCCATGTGACCGGTTCCTGCCCGGCGGTTTCTACGCGCTCCACCGCCCAGCTCCAAACGCTTCCGGGCGATACGTTACCCACGACGATTTCGATCATTCGTTCTTCCAGCACGTCCCAGCGGGTTTCCTGCACCTCTGCTTTTATCTCGATGCCGTGTGGAGCATCGGCGACCGTCACCGTGTCGTACAGGAACACGCTTTCAAGCCCCTTGTACTTCTCATATTCCACCGTGTCGCCCAGCTCAACAAAGTTGACCCTCGCGGACATCTCGGGCACGTCGATACGCCCGGGGTTGTCCGCCGCGAACTGCGCCTGCGCTTCCGCCAGCATCCGGGCACGGGCCACCGCCAGCGTCACGCCTTTCTTGGTCTTCTCGACCGTCGCGTCGCATTCCAGCACCTTTACCCGCATGAAGGGGTACAGGGCTGCGTGCTCGCTCAGCACATAGTTACTGATGCTTCCAGGGTTCGCGTTATCGGCCAGATACAGTACAGACCCGTTCTTGTTGACCCCCAAGGGCAGCACCGCCGTGTATAGGTCTTCCTCCGATACCTCGAACTGTACCCCGGTCAGGTTCTTGCCGTATTCGATGCGCATCCCGTTGTCGCGCCCGGCGCGGGTGACGAAGTACATGGTCCAGTCGTCCCTGATCAGCTCCGCCCCGTACTTCGCCAGAAAGCCCGTCTTGGGGTCCAGCAGCGCCGCCGTCGGGTTGACGTTGATGTAATCCGCTGCCACCCGCACGCTGCCGATGTTGGTGTACGCTTCTACCTCGGTGTCGAAGTCCAGGCTCCCCATGATGCCGTCCTCCACCGTCACCGTCTTGCCGCCGATTGTCGCCGCGCCGCCTTTCAGGCATTGCAAGCCCGTCAACTGCCCGGTGTAATTGAACCGGGCCACGTTGTATTTCAGGTCATACGATACGTGCTCCGCCGTTACGCTCACGCCCCGCTCCGCGTCCTTTTCGATCCGGTTGATGCGGAAAAGCTGCGGCGCTGTCTCTACGCTGGGGCAAACGGCCTCCATGTCGCCGCCGGGGGTGGTCACATCCTCCAGCTTGGTGTCCAGGATGTTGTCCTTGTTCTCGATCCAGCCGGTCTTCCATGTGTAAATGATTTTCTTCTTCCGCTTGCGCTGCACCTCAAACTTTATCTGCCACCGGGTCAGGCTCCCGGTCGTGACTTGCTGCAGAACAAAAACCTCGCGCCCCATGATCAGGGAGCCGTTCTTCTTGGAGCCCTTTTTCGATTTGAACACCCTGCGCTGGGTGGATGTCAGGGTGGTCCTTACCGTCCAGCGCTCCACGCTCGTGATCAGCAGGTCGTTCTCGTCGATGGCCGGGGCCGTCCTGCACCGCACGTCGCACTTCAGCAGGTTGCCGGCCTCCAGATGCCGCCACTTGCCCCATTCGTCGAACGGGTGCTGCATCGTGACGGTGGACAAGCCCCCGGCCAGTTCCTCGTGCTCGCAGCGCACCGGCACCAGCTCACCGCACAAGCCGGTGGTGGAAGTATCCAGGCCCTCCGCGTCATACACATACACGCTGCCCAATTACAGCCACCTCCAATTCGGCGTGATGGTCACCTTGGTGACGGTGCCCACCCAGCTTACCGCGCTCGTTCCAACAGCCAATTCAGGCCATACATGGTCGGCCAAGGTGATGGCCACCTGATCCGTCGCGTCGGTCGCGTAAGCAAACCGCGCCTCGCAGTCGATGGTCACCGTTCCCGTCAATCCCGTCAAGCCCACCGCCGTGCCGCCGACGGCAAGCACTACGTCCCCCGACCCCTCCACCTTGATGATGGGGGAAGCCGGGAATGTGCCGGGGTTGACGATATCGGTCCCGCTCGTTGTTATTTCGATATCTACAGGGTCGTCGTCGTAGGCAAAGGGCTCGCACCAGAAGGACACGCTGAACAGCCGGTCCGCAAAGGCCGTCACCCATTGGGCAAACGCTATCTCGTCGGTAATGCGCCCCCTGTACGCCCTGCCCGGCCTGTCGGACAGGGTCAGAATACCGCTCCCCCGCAGCCACGCCTTGATGCTTTCCAGGCTCGCAGGATTGGAGCCTGCCTGCTCGTAGGGGATGTACCCCTCCAGCATCATCAGTTGCTCGTCGTAGTCCCCGGCGCTCATGTGCAGCGCCCCGTGCCGCCCCGGCACGATGTAACTGTCGTCCCGCAGCGCGGGAGAATACACCGGGGGCAGGGACTTCACGATGATGCCATAGGCGTCGCTGTGCTCGCCGTTCCAGGTGAAATGCATATCGCCCATTCTTTACCGCCCCCCGTATCCACGCGCAAGCTGCGCCGTGTACCGGTTGATGTCCCGGCTCAGCCTCGCCACGTCGTTACCGTCCCGGACGACCGGGTTGTTCACATTCAGCGTCACCGCCATGTTGCTGCCGCCGCCTGCCGCGCCGCCCGCAGCCGCAGGGCTTACCCTCGCCATGCCGCCTGTGGACGCCCGGTAATCGCTCAAACCATTCACCGACGCCCGGGCCATGTGCGCGGATGCAGCCATCACATCGGTCACCTTGCTGTAGATACCCTCCTCGAAGCCTTGCCCGAAGAAAGCGCCCAGCCGGTGCGCCACCTTTGAAGGTGACTGCTGGTCGGTCTCCCGCTCAATCGCCGTGATCGCGGCCCGGGCAAGCTGCTTTGCCTTGTTGATGATGGCCTGCAGCTTGTCGCCCATGCCGTCGATGAATCCCTGCATGAAATCCTGCCCGGCGTCGATTATGCCTTTCACTGTGCTTTCAGCGCCGCTGATGACCTGCTGGCCCGCCGTTACGCCTAAGTCCGTCATATCCGGCGCTGCAACGCTCATGTTGCCCAATAATGCCGACAATGTAGCGCCCAGATTGTCCGTGTCGATGCCGTCAATAAACCCAGATTCCATAGCTTCGTTAAGCGCTACGGCCAGCGGGCCAACATCCATAGCGGCGAACTCGCGCTCCATGTCCTGCATCTTGCCGAAATATACCTCGCGGACTTTCGCCGCTGCTGCATCCATGTAGAGGTTCAGCCTTTCGGGGTCAAACTCGGCATCCTTGAAGCCCAGCGCCTGCAACACCGCAGGGGTGAACCAGTCCTCGCCTTTGAATACGCCTTCGCCGGTTTCTTCTACCAGGCTTTGCGCCTGCAGCGCCTCGTACAGCAGGTCAGCCAGGTTAATCTCCGCCAGCATTTCCTGCATCCGCTCCACGATCTCGGGCGAAAGGGTGGATGCGATGCCGGCCTGGATTGCCGCTGTGCCGCTCTCCAGGATTTCGTCCGCCATCTGTCCCCCGGCCTCGCGCAGCTCCTCCGCTCGCTTCATGCCCTCTTGATATGCCGCGTCGATGGCCGTTGTATCCTCGCCTTTCTCCGTGGCGGCCTTTCGCTCGGTGTCCCACTTGGTTCCCAGTTCCTCTTTGGTCTTTTGGTACGCTTGCTCCGATGCCTGTCGCTGCTGCTCCGCGGTCCCGCGCACAGCACTGTACGCCTCGGCTATATCCTCCGGCTCAACCGATACCCCGGCAGCTACCTTCCGATAAGCCAGATTATCAATGGCGGCCTCTGCCTCGCCGATGTACGCCATAATGTCGGCGGATACTTGCTGGGCGCGGTCTGCGACAGCGTCCAGTTCATCCATGGCAGCCTTGCACGCTGATGTTGGCTTGCCGCTCCATTCCTCAACGAATTGGGCGGACGCTCCCATCACGCTCTCCACATTTGCTACCAGCTCATCGTTCTTCGCGATGATGTTCTCAACTTCGGTATTGTATTCCTCAATGCTGATTTTGCCGCTGTCGAGTTGCTTTTGAAGTTCTACCAGCTTGCTGTCCGTGGATACTTTGATGCGCGCTAGCAGTCCCTCAAAGTAATCCGCCACGTTGTCGATGAGCTCTTGCTTCTGTTCCTCGGTGTCCTCTTTGCCGTCCGTCAGCGCGTCCTTGATGGTCTTGTACACGCTGCCCACGCTCGCGCCCAGGGTCTGATTTGCGGTGGTATAGGCCGCCACAATATCCGCGATATCGTCCGTCGTCAGGCCAAGCCCTTGCAAGGCCGATACGAGCGCGGACTTCTCGCCCAGCACGATTTGCACAATGTCATCCGGCACGATGCCGGTCACGTCGCACGCCTCGGCCAGCGTTTCACGGGCCGCTATGATCTGCTCCGCCGCGGTCTCCGCCTCTTTCGGCTCCGCGCCTTTCTCCACCAGCGCCTTGATGATCGTTTCCTTGTCGCTGTTGATCAGTTTCGCGATACTCTTAGCGTCCAGCAGACGGATAGCTCCCTCGCTCAACTTGATAGCCACTGCCAGCTGCGTAGCTGCCGCCAATATAGGCGCTCCGGCAGCCGCGCCCTCCTCGGTGGATGTATCGATCCCGGCGTTGTTGATCGCTTTCAGAATGGGGTCCACATCCTGGCCAATCCCGGCGACAATAGCGTCGCGCTCTTCGTCCGTCAGGATGTTGATGCTGTTCAGCACGCTGCGCAGCCGCATTACCGCGTCGTTTACGGTCGACGTCGCGTTGTCCGTCACAGTAGCGTCAAGGGTCACCTTCGCCTCGGCAAACGCGCTGTCAAACTTAGCGGCTATCTCAGGATCTACGCTATCCAGCGATTCCTTAAACCCGTCGATTTCTCGGGTAAAAGTCGCCAGCGCCGCAACCGCGATGCCGCAGGCCGCAACAACTCCGACCGGGCCGGTCAGTATCGGGATCAGCACCCCTGCCGCCGATACGATTTTGCCCAGTATCAAAACAATAGGCCCGAACGCAGCCGCTACCGCCGCCACATTGACGATGGTTGTTTGTGTTTCCTCCGACAACGCAGAGAAGCCGTTCACCAGATCGGAGATGAAGTCTGCGGCCTTCTGCACGGTCGGCGCGAAGCTCTCGCCAAACTCGATAGCCAGGCCCTCAACGGCGCTTTCAAGGTTCCGGAAAGAGCCGCCGATGCCGCCTTCCATGGTGGCGGCCATCTGTGCAGCCGCGCCGTCCGCGTTGGAGATGTACCCGCTCAGCTCATCCCAGCGGTCGCCGTAATTCGCCATCATGACGCCCGCCGCCGCAAGGTCGGTCTTGTTGAACAGGTTCGACATCAGGGCATTGCGCTGCTGGTCGGTCCAGCCGGTCATAGCTTCGTCCAGGTCGCGGAAAATCTCATTCAGCGCACGAAGCCTGCCCTCTGAATCGTAGATATCGACGCCCATCTTTTTGAGCGCCTTCGCCGCGTTTGTGGTAGGCGTTTGCAAGCGGAGCATCATGTTCCGTAGATGGGTGCCGCCCTCTGCCCCCTTGATGCCGTTGTCTGCCAGGATGCCCAGCGCCGTGTTCAGCTCTGCTGTGCCGCCCGCAAGATACCGCGCCGTCGCGCCGATAGTCAGGATGCCCTCGCCCAGCTGCGCCACGCTGGTGTTGGATTTCTGGCTTGTCCGTGCGATTTCGTCAACAAAGCCGTTGACCTTCTCCGTTTCGATGCCCAGCGCCGCCATGCTGTCCGTCACGATGCTGGCCGCCTGGGCCAGGTCGAGGCCGCCCGCCTGCGCAAGGTTCAAAACCGTGGGCAGGGTGGCGATTGCCTTTGATGCGTCGTATCCGGCCAGTGCCAAATAGTTCAGGGTGCTGGCGGCTTCTCCCGCCGTGTACCGGGTGGTCGCGCCCAAGTCTTTGGCCGCTTGCCCCAGCGCTTCCATGTCGGCAGCGCCGCTCTCGGCAGTCAGCCCCATGGTGGCATAAACCTGCCGGATGGAGTCGTCAAAAGAAGTAAACACCGCCGTCGCCGCTGCGCCCGCTGCCACAATGGGCAAGGTCAGCGTCTTGGACATGGTCTTGCCAACGTTCTCCATGGTCTTGCCCACGGCAGATATCTTCCCAGAGAGTGATAGCGACCTGTCCTGCAGCTGCTTCATCAGCGATTGGGCCGTCTTGATGCCGCCCGAAAAGGCCGTGGTGTCAAGCTCCAGTACGGCTACTACCTTGCCCGCGTCCAGCGCCATGCCTCCATCACTCCTTCTTCTCCTTCAACAGCTTCGCCAGAAGCGCGTCGTTATTTTCCGTAACGGGCGGCCGCAGCTTGTCTTTCCTGCGTATCCGCGCCGTGTAAATCGCTATCGCCTGGTCGAGGCACCACGCCTCGAAGGGGTCATCCACTCTTACGATTTCGCTTGGCTTGGCTTTGTACACTTCCGCCATCAGCATCAGGTCCGCCGCGTAGTGCTTTACGAAACGGCTCCAGTGCCGCCACACCTCCCAGCGCGAACGAATAGATGGCGAGCAACTGCTCGTCGGTCAGCACAAGCCCGGCCTCTATGATTTCGTCGTATGTCGGCGCGACAAGCGCGTACCGCGCCATGGCGATCAAAGCCTTGGCCTGCTTGTCCAGCTCGATGGCATTTATTTTCTTGGTGTCGGCAGTAAAAAGCTGCTGCACCGTGTTCAGCAGGGGGTTGGGGATCAGCCCGGTGGCCGCCATGTTGAACAGGCTGGGCCGCTTGGCCTTGCAGATGAATGCGTCGTCCCCGCCCCAGCCGGGCAGGGTGATGGTCTGTACCGCGCCGTGTTTCTCGGCAACTGCGCTCAGGTCGGTGATCTCCACGCCGGCGCACCTCCTTTTCATAGAACACCCGCCCCGGCATAGGCATAAGCGCCAAGGCGGGCGTTGGTCGGTCAATAATGGTTAGCTATGGTCAGGTCACAGTTGGCAGGTCAGCGATGCGTTCAACCGTTATGGTGTTTTCGCCCTTTGCAGGCCGGCTTTCGCACTTGTACGCGTTGGTGGCGAACTCGCCGTCGCTGAAGCTGCCGCTGATGGGCGTCCCCTTGCAGGTGGGAAATTCCCACTGATGGTAGGCCACCGCCGACCCGTCGGTGTCCCGGTCGCTCGTGTACAGGGTCAGGGTGAAGGGTTTCCGCGTCACGGCAGACCCTGCCACCGGGCCCTCGTAGCTTTCCCCGGCGGTGTCCAGGGTGCCGGTGTAGCTGCCGCCGTCGATCAGGGCCATGATCTCCAGGATCAGGGTTTGGTCGGAAAACTCGATATCGTACCCCTTCACCAGGGTGTCGGTCTTGATCAGGCCGTGGATGGTGTTCTTGATCCGCAGGGTGTTCTCGGTCCCCTCGTCGCTCACAGCGGTGAAGCTGGCGCTGGTGGCCGTCTCGAACACGAACGTCTTGGGCGTGGTCTCCTCCGTTGCGATCTTGATCCGCTCCACGTTGGCGATGTTGCCCGCTTCGATTTTAGGCATAATCTCTCACTCCTTGGTCAAATAGCGCACAGGGCGCTGTATTCAATGGCTGCGCAGATGGCTTCGTGGTCCTCGTCGAAATGCTCCTCCGATACCCCGCCGTCTGCGCGGATGTGCTTGTTGGCGATGAGCGCAGTCCGGATCTGGCCCATCAATACCCGCAGGTCCAGCGGCCTGCTCTCGGGGACGCAGCCGGTGATGATGTACACGCGCCGCCCGGTCGTGCGCCCGGTCTGTATGGTGCCCGCGTCGGTCACGATGCAGTACGGCGCCGTGCACTTGCCCTCTGCCTGCCCCGGCAGGTACACCGTCAGCCCCGCGTCTTTCAGGCTGTTGTAAATGGTCTCGCGCATTGAACTCATTGGCGTTCATCACCTCTTTTTTCTGCCGCGCATCCGGTGGGCCGCCCGGTCGCGCTGGATGTCGATGTTGTACGCTCCGTACAGCGTCGCGTTGCCAAATTCCTCGCGGATGCTGTCCACCAGGGCGTCCGCCGTGGGGAAGATGATGCCGTAGCGCTTCCCGTGGTCGAACTCCAGGAACTCCATGTAATCCGCCGCGCCGCGCTTGCCCCGCTTGTAGTTGGGGGCGGCTCCGCCGATGCGGATCTGCGTGCTGTCGCTGGTCTGTTTCGCCGAAGCGTGGAGCCCTCGCCGGGCTACGCCTTTATGGTCCGTCCAGCTCGCACCGCTGCGCATCTCGGCCTGTGCCTTGGTCGCCGCCGTCTTGGCAAAGGCGATGGTGTTCTTTCGCACACTATCGCGCAGATCATCGGTGGCCTTCGTGAACACGCTGATGTCTACATTGATGCCTCCGGGTGCTCCCACGGTCACACCCCCTCCGAAAGCTGCCACAGTACGCGGATGTTCATGCGGTTCTGGATGTTCCGCACGATGCGGGGCACCCCGTCCTCCAGGGTGCACACGTCGTCGCGCCGCACGTCGGGCAAATCGGGGGCCCAGATGGCCTCGATCCAGATGTCCTTGTCGTCCGCGTATACTTGGCCGCTGATGTCTATCGTGCGTTTCTCCGGCAGCTCCGGAAGCCGCCGCCACACGGTGGCCGTCCCTACCGGCTGCGTCGCGTCGGTTGGTTGGCCGTACTGGTCTACGCCGCGCCGGGTGAATACGGCGGTCTCGCTTGGGAAACGTCGCTTGATGTCCGCGATGTGGTTTCGGGCCCGCTCTATGATGCTCATACCGCCACCCCCGCCTTGTGGGCGTAGGGGCGCAGCAGCGCCGCCGCCGCCGGGGCCACCGATTCAAGGCCGGTGCCGCCGAACTGCTGCACATAGGCCACAGCGTAGCCGTCCAGCTTCTCGGATAATATCTGCTGGCCGCCGCTGTCCCTTTTGGTCAGCATGGCGTTGGCGATCATGGCGCAGGCCACTTTGATGGGGGGCGGTACCTCGGCAGTCTTGTAGCCGCCATGCTACTCCACCTCCACCACCGCGTCGCTTTCGCTTGCCCGGTCAAGGTAGAGCAGGCCGTCCTTGTGGCTCAGGAAGTATCTGTCATCCGCCGCCGTCTCGCCGTCTACCTTGACCGTTACAGGTTCATTCTCGTCCACGGGATAGGAGTGGAGCAGCGCCACGGAGCCGCGCATCACCAGCTTTTCGGCCATCGCGCCGTAGCCCAGCGTCCTGCCCGTATAGTCGTCCGCCGCCTGCTGCCCAACGGCGATCCATGCCGTTATGTCGTCAAGGGGCATCCCGGACCGGCCGGAGAACCGCTCAAATTCCGCCGCTGTCATGATGGGGTCCATGTGCTCTCACTCCTATCCCATTCGTCAGGTCGTTCCGTTAGGACTTCTGGGTGATGTACTTGATGGCGTCCGAAACCAGCAGCTTGCTGTCGTACCTGCGGAAAGCAAGGAAGCCCACCTGGCCGGTGGTCGCTGCGATCTCGTTCAGCCGCTGGAAGTACAGGCCCCGGCGGTCCAGGATCCGGAACTTCTTGAAGTCGCCGAACAGCACGGACTTCTTGCCCGCGGTCGCCTCGTCCATCTTGCTGGAAGTGTAGATGGGGTAGCCGTACAGCCGGTCAGGCTGGCCCGCCACGAGGGAAGGCTGCCACATGTACTGGCCCTGGCCGTCCTTCAGCTTGCGCAGCAGGGCGACCGTCGAGTCTTTCATCACGAAAGAGCCGTTCTGGCGGTACTTGGCGTCCACCGCGTAGATCAGGCTGATCAGCTCGTCGCCGGAGATGGCGGTGCTGGAGCCCGTGGTCACAGCGGAGGAAGCGCCGGTGATGACGCCGGAGGGCTGGCTGCTGCCGCCGGTGCCCGTCAGGAAATGGGTCTCTTCCAGGGATGCGAAGGCCGCGGCGAAGTCGTCGCGCACCCAGGCTTCCATGTCGATGAACATATCCTGCAGGGCTTCATGGGTGATGTAGGACAGGGCGCCCACCTTGTACGCCTTCATGTTGTGCTTGGCGAAGGCAGGGGTGGACGCGGTGACGGCCACGCCCTCGCCTACCAGGTAGGCGGTGGTGTGGGTGTTCACGTAGGGGATGTCTACGTCGGAGACGGAGCTGCGCACGTCCGCCAACTGGCGGATGGCGTTCTGGGCCGTGATCTCGTTGATCAGGCTGCGCTCCAGGGCCACGGGGGCCAGCACAGCGCCGGTCGCCCCGATCCCGGTCAGGGAAACGCCCAGGATGTCGCGCTTCTCGCCGCCGTCCAGGATCAGGCCGGGGGAAATGCTGCCGTTGACCATGTAGGCCAACATGGCGCTCCGGTACTCGTCGGTGTCGTTGGGCGCTGCGGCGGTGCGCTTCGCGCCGCCAAGGCCGCGCTCAACGGCGGGATTGCCGCCGGATGCGGTCCCGGCCAGGGCGGCCTCCCTTGCCGCCTGCCGTTCTTCCCGGGCGATGCTCTCGCCCAGGGCGGCGTAGTCGGCCTCCATCTTGGTGAACTGGCCCAGCTCTTCTGCGGTCAGGTCACGGGATTCGTTCTGGGCTGCGTCCAGCAGGGCCCTCATGTCGGCGGAAAGCTTGGTCTGCTTCTGCCGCAGCTCGCGGATAATCATAGTCATGCTCATTCACTCCTTGTCAATCTTTGGGTTAGTCGGCCGGCCCGCCGCCGCCGCTGTTCATCATCCCGGCCTCAATCAGCGCCGTGATGATGGCGTTGATGGACGCGACGCACCCGGCCACGTCGGTGGCCGTGCATTCCGCCACGTTGGCCGCAACGGGGATCTCTGGCACCGTCGGGCAGGTGGGCAGGCCGGAGACCTTGGAAATGTCCTTGATCTCCATGTTCCCGCCGATCACCAGCTTGCCGGTCCCCTGCTCAAAATAGTTCGGGGAATTATACGCCATGTTGCTCACTCTCCTTCGTCATCAGGTCCAGCTTCCGGCGCAGCACCGATATTGGCACGCCCTTTGGCTGGCCCTCTTTGGCGACCGCGTCCCGGTGCGCCTGCAGCACTTCTGCCGCGCTGCGGGCGTGGGCGCTGGTCGCCGTGTAGGCGGGAAAGGTGACGATGGACACGTCGAAGAGCTTGACTTCTTTCAGCGTCCGCTCATCCAGCCCGTCCACTTGCCGCCAGTCGTCGGTCACGGTCTCGAAGCCGAAACTGCACTGGCTCACGTCGCCTCGGGTCACAGACTCATGAAGGTCACGTGCCCAGGTGGTGTCCGGCGCGTCCAGCTCAAAAGCCAGACCTTTCTCATCCTCCCACAGCCTCAATGTGCCGGACCGCGTCCGGCCCAGCACATAGTTGCTGTCGTGGTTAAACAGCGCACGGATGTCGTCCGCTGCGACGGTCTTTGAAAATGCTCCGGGGGCGATCTGCTCCCGGAAGCCCCCCAGGTTCTGGGACCACTCGTTGAACAGCGCGGCGTAGCCCTCGAACCGGAGGCCCTTGTCCTCGGCTCCCCGGGCGGAGGCCCGCACTTCGCCGTGCATGGCCCGCACTTCGCGGTTGTTGGTCATATTCGATCACTCCAATCTCGGCTCTACCCAGCAGTTGCACCCCTTGTGCAGCGGGGGTTTGAGGGTGGTCACCGTCTGTCCGTTCATGTTCTGGCAGGCGGGGCACTCGGCCACGCCCGCCCTCCAGATGATCTGGTAGCCGCATTTCCGGTAGCCGGCAAACAGGTACTCGTTCGCCAGCATCGGGATCTCGTTGTTCGCCATGGTGCCGGGCCGCGTGGTGCGCCAGGCTTTCAGCCGCTTGTACACCGCGTCCGCCAGGCCGATGCCCGCGGCTTTCTTCACGCACTTGGCCATGTCGGCCCGGTTGGCTTCGTTCAGCCTTTTGCCCATGTCGCTGTAGTAGCGCCCGAAGAAGCCCGCCTCCCAGGCCGGGGTGATGATATCCTCGGCCTTGGGGATCTGCGACCGCAGCCGCGCCCTCGCAGGCTCGGCGGCTTCCTTCACCGCCGCCTTGACGTCCTCCGGCATGGGCACCGGCTCGTCAAAATATCCGTTCAGCGCGTCCAGCAGGGCTTCTTCTTCGTCCGTGTCGGCCCGTTCCCCCAGCACGCGCTGGGTGATGCGCTCGATGATGCCGGCCTCCTCGGTCAGCCACGCCTTGAAGGCCGCCCGGAGTGCCGTTCGGTGTTCCTCGCTGGCCCAGCTCAGGGGCCCTTCGTCGTCCGTCGCCCGCACAGACCGCCGGGGCGGTTCCTCGGGCTCGGGCTCGGGTTCCGCCGGTTCCGGCTCCGGGGCGGGAATTGTGCTGGCTTGGCTCCCCGGCACCATGTTCAGCGGGATCAGGATCTCGTCCCCGCCCTCCAGCGGGTTCAGGTTCTCCTTGGCCCGCGCTTCGTTGGGCGTGATGATGCCGCAGTTGATGGCGATGGAGTATGCCTCCATCCGGGACTTGGTATCCCCGCGCATATAGCTGCCGGTGTCATGCTCGATCAGGAACCGCGCCCGCTCGTCCGGCAGCAGCAGCTTGTTCCTCATGCCCTGCTCGATGCGCGTCAGCCATGGGAGAAGAGACCGCTGCAGGTAGGCCAGGTCCTGATGCTCGATGTTGGAGAAGGTGGCCCGGTCCAGGTCCCCGATCATGTGCAGCGGCACCCGGTAGATGGCGGCGATCTCGCTGCGCTGGAACTTCCGCGTCTCCAGGAACTGCGCGTCCTCGGGCGCTACGCCAACCGGCTTGTAGGTGGCGCCGCCCTCCAGGAACGGGATGCCGTGGGCGTTTTGCAGGCCCTTGAACATATCGCCAAACCGCTTGCTGGTGCGCTCAAATTGTTCATCCGTCAGCGCCGGAACTCCGGCAGGCATTTCGATGATGCCGCCCAGGTGGGTGCCCTTGGAGAAGAACGTCTCCCCGTACCGCTCCGCCGCTACCCCCAGGCCGATGGACTGTCGGGCGTATTCGATGGGCGACATCCCCACCAGCCCGTCATAAGACAGGCCGGGGATATGCAATATCTCCCCGGCAAGGAAGGTCTTGCCGCCGATCTTGTACACGATGCGCCCGCCCTCCCGGACCGGCGTCACCTCGGAATAGAGCAGGGGCCACAGGCCGGTGACGTTCCCGCTGTTATCGTACTCGATATACGCATACGCGTTCCCGCCGATCAGCAGGTTGACCATCAGCGCTTCTTTGAAGGCCACCGCCGTCATCTCGGGGTTTGGCCGCTCCCGCAAAACCGGGTACAGCGGATGGGACAGCGCCCGCTCCTTGCCCCCGTCTTTCAGCCGCTTGTACACGTGCAGGGGCAGCACCGCCACGTCCTCGGACAGGACCCGCACACACGCCTGCACCGCAGGGTACTGCATGGCCGTCTCGTCCGTCACCATGATGCCCGCCTCGCTGGGCGCGTAGATGCCGTACATCCCGCCGCCCGGCTGCCGCTGCCCCAGCAGTTCCCGGAACGCGCTGCGCATCCGGCTAATAACGCTCATCTTCTCATCACCGTCCTAAAACCGTATCATCCGCGGCTCCGCCTGGGCGTATGGGTTCGGCACCATGCTCATGAACTGCCGCGCCGTGGCCACCGCGTTGATCCACGCCACCGTAATGTCAATGCGCTCAATGGACTTGTTCTTCACCGGCTTGATGTTCTCGTTCCCGTCCGTCGCGATCCGCACGTTGCCGAAACACCAGCGCCCGGGCGGATGGGGTTCGTGCATCATTTCGCCGATGCGCATCAGCCGCTCCATGTCTTTCATCGCGGGGCTCAATCCCGCCATGGTCTGGGGAATTTCTATCGTCTGCAGGCCGGTCGCCATCAGCCGCTGCGTCAGCATCCGGCTGTTCCACTGGTCGGTGCCCAGTGCCTGCACCCTGTAGTCCGCCCTCATGTCGTTGATGGCGCGTTCCACCGCGCCGTAATCCACCGCGTCCCCCTCGGTGGCGTTGATGTAGCCGCCGTTCACCCAGAGCCGGAAGGGCACATGGTCGCGCTTTTCGCGCTCCTTCATGTTCTCCTCGGGGATCCACGCGTCGAAGGCCGCGTACCAGTGCGCCAGCCCGTCCTGCGGCGGGAACAGGCGCACCACCGCCGTAATGTCGGTGGTCGAGGACAGGTCCATGCCCAGATAACAGCGCTTGCCCAGCAGCTCCGCCCGCGGGATCTCCCGCTCGGTCTTGTCCCACAGCGTCAGGGGCAGCCAGCCCACGGTCTTGACCGCGATCCATTGGTTCAGCCGCAGCCACCGGAACAGGCGCTCTGCCGCCTCGGACTGTTTGGCGTCCAGCGCTTCCTGCCGCACCGTGTCGATGTCGATCGTCACGCCCAGGGAAGGGTTGGCCTTGAACCAGTTCTCCTCGCACCAGATATCCTCGCCCTCGTAGCCGTAGATGATGGGCAGCCAGGCAGGATTGTCGTGTTTCGTCGCGTCGCCCTCCCGGGCCGCCAGGATGTCCTTGGCCTTCTCGTGTATTTCCCAGCCGATAGACTTCCGGTCCGGGTCGTCCCCGGCAGTGGTCAGCACGATCCACACCGGCTGGAGCCGGGCGGCGCCTGCCCCGAAGGTCATCACGTCCCACAATTCCCGGTTGGGCTGGGCGTGCAATTCGTCGAAGATCACGCAGCTGGGCTTGTACCCGTGCTTGCTGTACGCCTCGCTGGACAGCACCCGGTACACCGTGCCCGACACCTGGTCCTTGATGATCCGCTGCGATTCGACTACCCGCGCCCGCTTCAGCAGCGCCGGGCTCGCGTTCAGCATCGCCAGCGAAGCGTTGAACACGATGGACGCATTATCCCGGTCGGCGGCGCACACATACACCTCGCCGTTCCGCTCTCCGTCGGCAAAGGTGTGATACAATCCTAAACCAGAAGCTAACGCTGATTTTCCGTTCTTTTTGCCTATTTCTAAATAAAGATATTGATACCGCCTCAGCCCGTTCTCCTTCGTCTCCCCGTAGAAGCTCGTGATGGCGTCGCGCTGCCAGTCCATCAGGCGCAGGTTCTGCCCGGCAAACCGCCCGTCGGCCAAAGTCAGCAGCTCCAGGAAGTCGCACACGAACTCGCCCCGCTCCCGGTTATGCACAGGCTCATCTCCCCCGCCTTCCTCCGTCCGATCACGCCCGCAGCTTCAGCATCGCGACCATCGGGTCGTCCGCATCCTCCGTGTTCTTCTCGCTCCGCGGCGGGACCACCCGCATGGTGGCGTTGACGCTCATGGCGTACCGGTCCTCGATGTCCCGACAGGACTTGCGCTTCGCGTTGATCTGCTTGTCGATCTCGATGATCTGGCGAACGACGCCCTGGATCTCCCGGAGGTCTTCCAGGCTGTCCGCCAGCTCGCCCAGCTTTCCCCGGTGCTTCGTCAGCTGCAGCAGCTCCGACCGGATCAGGCAGTAGTCGTTCAGCGCCGCCTCGAACAGGGCGTCGTCTTTCCCGATGGCGCGGTACTTGCGCACCGTTCGCAGCCAGATGGCGTGCGCTGCCGGGTCGCTTTTCACAAGCGGAGACTCCTTCATGCGGAGGCCCGTGAAGCTGGCAGCCTGGTTGCGCTCGCGCTCGTCAATCCTTTTCAGCGTGTAATCATTCGCCTTACGCTCCAGGCGCAGCACGTCGGCTGACTTTGCGTATCTGCTCATCCAGCTCGTCCCTCCCTTCCGTTTCCCCGCTCTTCTTGTCTGTCTCTTTATCAGCTTTGGTTAACATGATTCCGGCCATTCTCAGGGTTTTCTCGCGCTGAGGTCCGCTGCGCGCCCAGGGTTAAAAGCCCCCAGGGATTAGACCCCCCTTACCCCCTTAGCCTACAGCCTTTCACGCTTGTAAGTTACATCAGGCACATACCTACCAGCACTCATATCCTCCGTCAGAGTCTTACGGCTATGACAAGACTTACACAAGCTCTGTAGGTTCTCTGTGTCAAAGAATAAATTATAATCACCCTTGTGTGGGATGATATGGTCGACGTCAGTAGCCTGTGTATAGCGTCCTTCTTGCTGGCAGTGTACGCAGAGCGGATTAAGGGCCAAGTGCCTCTTGCGCATATTGAGCCAAGCAGCTGTATGCCTCATTCGCTCACCCTGCTTATACGCCTTATCTTTCATCCGCTCACAGCTTGACCAAGACTTTCTGGGTACGGAGCGTTTAGGCAGTTTCGGCATTGCTTATTCTCCTTGCCGGTCCTTGGCACAGCTCTACTGGTTACAGTATACCACCTTTGTAAAGTGACAAATAGTGACAAACAGTGACAAATAGTGACAGCTAACCTCGGGGTTGCAGTTAATCTTTTGTTAATTATAGCAATTTCCTCTCTTTCCGCACCGCGTGGACTGCGCAAAGCGCTCTGCCGTGCATCCGATACACCGTGCGCAAATCCACCTTTAGCGCGTCTGCGATATGCTGCCAAGACTTGTCCGCCTCGTACCGGAGGGTTAGAAGCTCCCGGTATTCTGTGTCTATCACCGCATCAATCACGCCCCTGATTTCCTCGTGCAGGCGCACCGCTTCCGCCAGGTCATCGGACAGCTCCTCCATCGTGTCCACAATCTTCGCCACATTCTCCTCGATGCGCGAAACGGTGACAGAGCGTCCGTCTGTCCGGTCGGCGGAATAAGTGGCGGTACAGCGCTCCGCCAAGTCACGGTAGCGCTGTATCCGCTCTAACGCAATCTTGATGCGCCGGTCTGCCGCCTGCAGCTGGAGCAGATACTCCTTGTCTGACAGGGGGGCATCCGCCCGCCCGGAGGGTCGACCCCGGGGGGGTATTTTTTTGGCGGCGTTATTCCGTTTCTGCTCCTGCTCCATCGTCCTTTACCTCCAATGCTTCCTGCTTCTCCATCAGCTCCATCAGCTCATCCGCCTGGTCATGCAGCCCGGCCGCCCTTAGAAATTCTTCGGCTGTGTGCTTCGGGAACTCCATCATTCTGCCTCCTTCCTTGGCAGTTGTCGTACAATCTCCCACTCCCGGTCGCTCAACTCCCAAACGTGCGCCGCCTCTGCCGCCGCCTTCTCTGCCGCTGCCTTCTCTGCCGCTGCCTTCTCTGCCGCTGCCTTCTCCGACAACAAGAAGCCGCCGCCGAATATGACTTTCCCCTTTGCCCGCATACTGTCTAAGCTGCTCACCCATTGAACGTCCTGTTTTAGGATTGTGTGCTCTATGCCTTTGCCTGCTAAGTACCCTAACTTTGCGGCTGTAACAATGTGCTGCGGATATTCGTATTTCGGAAGTGCAGGTCTTTTTGTCGGGCTTGAATTCTCTTCGTCCGCCTCGCTAATTCGCCTCGCAAGTTCGGGGTCTGTCCTTGCAGCCACATCCGGCTCCATGTTTGTCACAAACGAGGTTGCGACCTCGGCGCCGTTTTCATATGTCACCCTACAATTCGTTATGATGTGCGTTGCCTCGTCTCTGCAGATTGAGAAATTTGTTAGGCTCGGCGCAAACAAAAAGAAGCAGATATCGTGCGCCAGATAGTCCTTGACGATTTGCGTGATGATGCTGAATGGGGGATTGTCGACGACGCAACAGTCCTTTGGATAATCGCGCCGCCGGTAGTCCTCGCCCGGCCAGAAGGGCCTAAGGATGTCCTCCGCCTTTATGCCGTAACGCTCCATGACGTATTCCTTAACCACGCCAAAGATTGGCTCGGGCGTGTAGCAGTCATCCGTCGTCTTGCGCGGCTTGAACTTTTCGACAAAGGCCGCGTATTCGGGATTGACATCCTCGAATCCGATTTGGTTTGCTATCCGCTTCACGTCGCTCAATCGTCCGCCTCCTTCCCGGGGGCGAAGCCAGCGCGCCCCGCCCCCGCTCCGGCTCCGGCGTATGCCTCCGCCGGGCCGGGTCGTTGTATATATCACGCTCTCGCGATATACCTCCCCGCGTCCACAAGATACCGCTGTACCAGTTTTGCCGCCTCGTCCGGCTTGCATACTGCGCTTTCGCCCGGCTCGCTCACCTTGCAGACCCTTACAGCTTCTAAGAACCTGCTGCCCTGCTTGATGCGTGTTTGCACGATGCTGGCAATTCGCCCGGCCTCAAACGACGGTACGGCGATAACAGGGCCGTTATCAAACCAGCGCATCTCATACTCCACCAAGGCCCCGTCCAGCGCTTTCTTCGTGCGTTCCATCGCCTTGTCCAGATTGACCGTCCTGTCCTCACGGTACAGCTTCTCACTCCTGCTCTCCGTGAAGTCCATACTCTCCGCGCATTCCATGCTTCGCTCCTCCCTCAACACATCATTTCCAGCGCGCTGTCGGTCTGGTCCGTTAGGAAACTGCCGCCCGCCTCGCGCCCTGCGTCGGGGTCCAGCTTCTCCAGGCGTTCCCAAATGAACCGCCCGTAACCGGCATTGCGCCATTGGCTCAAACCGCTCAGCTTCCCGTAATCCAGGCAAGTCTCTATCGCCTCCCACGTCAGGGCTTTGGACCGGGCCGTGCCGTCATTCGGGATCAGCGCCAGCTCGAACTCGATCTCCCACGGGTCGTTGACCATCTCGCTTTCGGCAAGCGCCGTCCTCTGGCCCTGCGGGGTGTCGGCCCTCAGCGACCGCTGGCAGAATCCGTCCTCGTCGATCAGAGGCTCGCCGTCCCGCATGATGTACAGAATGCGGGGCTTCACGAACAGCAGCCGGTCGACCTTTCCGCGGTAAGCCGCTACGCCCAGCTCGCCTTTCAGCGCTTCCAGGGCGCCCTTGAAAAAACCCTTGACCACATAGTCATAAATAAATATCCTCCCGCCGTTGTGGTCGTCGCGCAGGAAACAGGTCGGCGCTTCCCGCAAATCATTGTTCTGGTCCGTCACGCCAAGTAGCTTATTCTCCTCGTCGATCAGCGCCTGGATTTCCTCGGGCGTCTTGCCCTTCTTGTTGACGGCCCGCTCCGCGATCCATTGCCGCCGCACCTGCTTGGATGCGGGCTGGCTGCCCAGCGTGGGGGTTCTCCCGGTCAACCTATAGATTCTGGTTTCGATTGTCATGGTCTTGTCCTCCTTTTCTTTTCGGTCCTATTCTGGCCGGCACTATCCAATGCCTTTGCTGTTCACAGCCTCGCCATTCATTTCCGTCGCTTTTCGTTGTTCCTCATTTCGGCTCCGTTGCCTTGTCGCTCTTCTCTAACCTCTGCCCTTGCCTTGTCGTTCCTTGCGCTTCGCGTCCGCCCCGGTCGGCTCCGTCGCTTTTCCTTGCCAGCCGCCTCTAACCAACGCCCTTGCTCTTCGTTTCCTTGCCGCTCCCGCCGGTTCTTGCCTTCGCCGTTGCGCTTCCGCCCCTCCCTCTTCGATGCCTTCTCGTATCAACTCCCATCTATGCTATCCCGTCGCTTCGCCTTTCAAACCTACGCTAAGCTGTGCCCTTGCTTTCCCAATCGCAACAACTCAACGCCGCTGCCGGTCAGCTCCAACCGATTCCTTTCCTGTCGTTGCCGTTGCCAATCTGGTCCAATCTGATCCAAGCCGTTGCTTGTCAGCCCGACTCTTTGCGCTGCGGCTCCTTTGCTGTGCTGCGCAGATCTCTTCCAAGCCTTTGCGGACCCAATCCAGTCAATTCCGTCGCTTATCCCATGTGCGCCGTGTACCCCATCGCCGCTATCTTCCTGCTGAACAAGAAACAATCCTCAAACCTCTTGAACCTCATCGCCTGTCCGGCGAACCGGCTGAACTGCGGGTGCCCGATGCCTCCGGCCTCGACCCATCCCATCAGCCACATCCTGCCGTGGCGGTGGTCGTCGATGTGCAGGCGGTACATGATCGTTCCTCCCCCCATTTGAGCGCTTCTTCCAGAACCATGATGGGTAGCTGGATATATGTCGCGTACTCTATTTCCAGTTGTGCGCCCCTCGAATCTTCCCATCCAGGCAGCACCACCGCCGCGCCTGCTTCCCGCAGCATCGCCAAACATATCGGCATATAACTTCTTTCGGCCAAGTCCGTGGGCAGGCAGGCCGGGTTTAGCACCTTGAAACCCTTTTCCCGCAAAGCCGCCTCCGCGTCGTTGAATGCTTTTCTGCCAAAATCCGGCTGGCCCGTCATCGGCCCGGATAGATATACCGTCATTGTCGTTCCCTCCTTGTCGCTTTCCTCAAACCTGCATCCATTCCGGATACTTGGTGGCCAGCGGCCTGTAGTCGTCTCCGGCTGTCTTTCCGCACTTTTCGCACTTCATCTTGGGGATTACGTTGTTGTGGAAATTCGCGTCGTCGTACCCATAGTCAACTTTGATATGCCCGCAGTGCTCGCACTCGTACTCGGCGTCGAAGTCCCTCCGGTGTTGGTTGATAATTCGCTTAATTTTCATTGAGCAATCCTCCTTTTCGTTCGTTAAACCCTGTACCCCACCACGCTGATTTCTACCTCAACGCGGGGGCGTTCGTCGTACCACGCCTCGTCGTTCCTTGCGACGATCTGGCTGTCGTCCTTGTAGGCTACACCGTTCAGCCCGTCCTCGATGGACTTGATGATGTTCGAGATGTCCGGCTTCTTTCCGGGGCGCAGCTCCTTCGCTTCCACCCTTGCCCGGTTCTTTTTTGTCATGCTGGCGGGGATGGGCTTGTAGATTTTCACCGTCATGGCCAGCGCCCGGTCGTCCGGGAAGCGTACCCCGGGGCATTGTCGCTCAAACTCCAGCCTTACGATTTGCTCATAGCGTCGGGTTTTCGCCGGGGTGTAATGCGTAGTAAACTGATGCCCATCCTTCGTCGTTGCGATCCGGCTTCTTGACCGGCCCTTGCCGACCGGGGGGCCGTCAACGGTGAAGCTGGCTCTCATGCTCTCCCTCCTTCCTTCGCCGCCCTCGCTGCCAGGGACGCCAGGCGTTCTTGATCGATCTGCCGCGCTGCCTGTTCGCGCATCGCCCTGTCCATCAGCATATTCGTGTATTCCCAGTCCGGGCTGCAGATGTACTCCATGCCGTTCTCTCCTTTCCAGCGCCGGATGCCCATGCTTCGCTCCCACGCCACTATGCTGTCCATGTTTTCACGCCTCCAATACCGCCATCATGGCGTTTCGTTTTTCCTGGCCCGCCGCACGGCGCTTGGATTCCCCGTCCATCTTCACCGGGATGCACACCTCGAAAACCCGGTCGTATACGCGCCTCCGCCGCACGTCGGTTTCGGTCTTGAAGTCTGTCAGATTGGTGGTGATGACCATCGGTTTCTTGGCGGCGTATCTTGCGTCAATCACGGCGAAAAGCTGCTCCGCCTTGAACTCCGTGTTCCGCTCGGCCCCAAAGTCATCCAGCACCAGAAGCTCCGCTGCGTTCATCCGGTTAAGCAGGGCGTTCAGGTCTCCGTCGAAGGCGCTGGCCGTTAGCCGCACAATGCTCGTCGCAAGGACCGGGACGCCCAGCCGCATCAAGGCGTTGGCGATGCAACTTGCCGCAAATGTCTTCCCGGTGCCGGGCCCGCCGAAGAAGATCAGGCCGGTATTGTTCTCGGCCATTTCCGAAAACCGCTTCACATAGTTTCGGCAGATGCGCAGCACGCGGGCATCTTCCTCGGTTTCAGCGACGAACCGGCTAAAGGTGGATTCCTTGAACTTCGCATCAACCAGGGAGCAGGCCGCCATTTCCTGCACCTTCTCCATGGCCTTACGGCGCTCGCGCTCTTCTTCTTCCTCGGCGATCCGCGCAAGCTCGCACAGGCAGCTGCACCGGGAGTAACGCCCGTCGATGGGCAGGCGCGTTTCCTTCCTCGCTCCGCACGCGCCGCAGCGCAGCAGTCCGTCCTCGCCCATGTAGTCGCCCGGCTCCGCTTTCACGCGGTCGGTTGGCGCTATGATGTCTAGCGCTTTGGGGATGAAGCTGCTGATGTGCTGCATGGTGGTTCCTCCCTTCCTCGTCAATAAAAATCCTCCTCGTCGGCGTACACAGGCGGCGGTGGCTGGCCCCTTGGCAGTTGTTGCTTGCCTTTGCCGCCCCGGTCCTGCTCCCTCGACAACCAGCCGTTGATGAAATTCTTCACCCCGCGCTTGGTCTTGCGCTTTTTCGGGTTGGCATCCAGCCAGCCGATCATCTTCCGGATTTCCTGCGGAACGTCCACCGCGGGGTACAGCTCGGAATAGCCGTCAATGTCCTCCTGCGTCACTTCGTGCTGGGTTCCGTTGTTCAGCGGCAGGGTAAAAACCGCCGGTTTCTCCTCCGGGCAAGAGCTCTTGTCAAAGAGCTCGGCCCCTACGGCGTTACTTACTCTGGTATCTAATCTCTTATCTCTAATCTCTAATCTCTTATCTCTAATATCTGTAGTCACAGATTCAGACACAGGTTCGGACACGGGTTCAGACACGGGTTCAGACACACGATCGGACACATCACTGGACACACGGTGTCCACTTTCAAGGAGCGGTTTCGGTTTATTTGCCCGGATTCTGCGGTTCTTTACGGCGTAATCCGTCTCAGAACCCACCAGGCCGTTGTGATCCGCCATCACCAGCGTTCCATCGTCGTCCCGGTACACCAGCCCGAACTTGGCGAACAGCTCAAGCGCCACCCGGATGGTGTCCGCCGTGAACCACTTGCAGTCGCGCTGGATCTTTTCCACGTCATACGGGATGATGATCTCCCCGATCTGGCGGGCAAGCCTGCCCCCGGTGTTGATCGTCTTGAGGCACAGCATCTGGTACAGCACCACATAGTTGGCCCCGTCCTTCTGGCTCATCAAGAAGTCCACCGTATCGGAGGTCATGAAGCTCTCTTTCAGCTTGATCCAGTAATAGCGCTTGCCGGTTGCCATGTGCTACACATCCTTTAGCGCGGGCGGGATGGTGACCGAATCGGTTATGATCTCGATCATCGCCCGGTCGCACAATATCGCCAGGGCCCTCCTCACGGTGTCTTCGTCCATGCGAAAAGCCTTTGACAGCAATCGGTCGGTGTAAAGCATCCGCTTCTGGAAAAAGTAGGCGTGGTTTTCAACGCTGATCGCCATCATAGAGAGCAGCTTGAACCACACCACGATGACCTCATCATCGTTCAGGGCCTCGAGCGCGTTCAGATTCTCATCGCTAAAAGCGTCTCCGATAATCCTGATCCATTTCACGTATGTCATGATTCCTTCTCCCTCCCCCCGGGGGCTTGCGCCCCCGGGTCGTATTTGCCACAGCGTCAGGCCGTGGGCGGTTCAGGCTCCTTTCGTACCCGCTCCGGCTCCAGGTCCTGGGGCGCCTGGGCCAGCCGTCGCGTCTTTTTATGCGTCGCAAGTGACTGGTGCAGCTCTATCCATGCCATAGCCTCTTTTCCTTCCTGCTGCCCGGCGACCCGAGGCCGGACAACTTTTTATCAAAACGGGGTCAATCGCAGCTGATATGTTTCTCCGGCTTCCGCCGCCCATACGTCGTCGATGCCCGTTACCTCCTTGACGGCCTCCACCATTGCCTTTTCGTCGCTGCGTTCGTCGCTCAGGTGGACCAGGATGATGGCCCGCGTTTCCGTCAGGTCGTTTGCTTCCAAGGCGTCGCATAAACGCCGCAGGCTCATGTGGCTTTTTACCAACCGGGTTCGCAGGGCAGCGTCCAGGTCTCCGTTCTCAAGCTGCTGTTGAAGAATGGTGTCTGTGTGGTTGCACTCCACAATCCAATAATGGACGCCGGGGAACGTGTGCCGCAGATAGTATGTGTCAGTGGCGTAAACCACTGTTTCGTCGGTCGGGTCGTATCTTATCAACCAGCCGCAGGGTTCCGCTGCGTCATGTTCCGTCTGAAATGCTATAACGGTAAAATCACCGATGGTAATGCTCTGCAGGCACTTGGCGCTGCGCAGCTGTGCCGGTTTCAATGGACCGTTCGCTGGATTGATAGCTTCGATGGTGCCCTTCGTGGCGTAGGTCCAGATGCCGCGCCGGGCTATCTCGACAGCGCTCTTGGCGTGGTCCTGGTGCTCATGGGTGATGAGACACCCAACAATGCGGTCCCATCCCTTTACCGCCCGGATGATTTGCGCTATCGGCAGTCCCGCGTCCAGGAGGAGCGATTGACCGTGTGCTCCCCCTGCACGCAGAACGTAACAGTTGCCGGCGGAGCCGGTCGCTATTACTTGCAGGTCCATTAGAACGGGACCTCGTCGGTATCGTCGGTGTCGGCTTCTTTCTGGATGCCGGAAAGCAGGTCTGAAGGCGGCTCATCCGGCACCGTGGCTGGGGGCGCTTCCGTGGGTTCCGGCGATTCTTCCAGCACGCGGTCCGGTTCCGGGAGCGTGAGCGGTTCCTGATTGCCGTTTTCAAGCACCTCGGCCTCGATGGCAATCTCGGTGTACTGGGCTTCGCGCCTGCGGATGTACTGGTAGCTTTCGTCGATTTTCGCGGGGTCACGCGGAATCATCTTGCTGCCGTAGATGGCGCGTTTCATGGTTTTCTCGTACATCTCGGGCACCCAGCCCTCGATTTCGACTTCGACCGGTTTCCCGTTCTCGTACACCTTCTTCTTGCCGCCCCAGAACTCGGGGGAAGCGTACCGCGGCTTGCGTTTGAGAACGTCATCCTTGGAATAGATGAGCAGCTTGTTTTTAGCCGGGTCATCGAATTCGATGTAGCCGAACACTCCGATGGGCTCGCCCCGGTTGAACGGCTGCGGGATGTTGAATTCGTAGCCCTCAACCGGGTTTTTGCTGTCCTTCTTGATAGGGCGGAATTCGTCGTTCTCAAAGATGACCTCGACGGTCACGCTGCGGAAGGGGTCCAGCGCGTACTTCTCCGCCTGGTATCGGATGCCGTTGTAGCCCTCCATCAGCGTGATGGTGTACTGGTTCCCCTTGTTGTTCTTGAACGGGATGGGAAACAGGGTGTTGTCCTCGATCATGTCAAGGCCAACGCGGGCGTAATGGGCAAGGTCCTGGGCAAGCTCGGGCAAATCGAGATTGGCCCAGGTGTACGGCAAATCGTTGTCATACTTATGGTCCCTGTTGTTCGCGTTCTTGCGGAGGCGTTCCGCCTCGGTCCTCTGTAGCATCTGGTCGATGCAGATGAAGTAGTTCCGGATGAGCTGGCGCTCCCTGTTGGTGAAGTTGTACGCGCCCATGCTCTGGTACTGCTTCATCACCATGTCGGTGAATCGCTCGCTCGCGCTGGGCTTCTTCTCGGTTGTGGCTGGCTGCTGCTGTCCAGCGGCCTGGAGTTCCTGCTGGGTTGCCGGGGCTTGCTGGGTCTTCGTATCCTTCGTAGTGCGTGCCATGTTATGCATCCTCCTTTTTTATTTTCAGTTCCGGGTCCTCGCTCACGCTGAGCGTGATGAGCTGGGTGTCAGTTGGCGGGATGCGATTGATGCGTTCCGCGTTGTCAAGAAACATGGGAATGTAAACGTCGTAGTGCCGGGAAAGGACGTTTACGATCTCAATGTCTGCCGCGATCTGGGCCGCCGTGTTGGCGCTCTCGTAGGCCACCAGGCCGCTTTCACAGCTGATCAGTGCATTGCACACATCCGTGATACCGCCATTTATCTGGCGCTCGAATAGCTTCCACCGGACGGTGGGGAACAGGGCGTTGATACTCTCTTCCAGCGCAGAACATCTGTCCGTGATGAACTGTTCTGCAAGTGCGATCAGTTGTTCCAGCTCCGCAAGCGCAACGCCGACGTCTTTTTGCTGCTGCTCCAGGGTAAGGAGGCGTTTCTCGGTTTCCTTTCCGGCATCGCGCCGGGCCAGGAGCTCCTTCTTCTTGTCGACCTGCATCTGCAGCTCTACGCGCCGTTCCATCAGGGACGCCACCTTGTCTTCCGGCGCTTGCTCGACGCTTGCTTGCAGTTCGGCGATGAGGGCGCTCACTTCCGCGATGCGGGGATTGATGGAATAATCCGGTTGCGCCGGATATTCCTGCAGCTTGGCGCTTGCCGCGTCGCACCGTTCCGCAGCTTCCTTGATGCGCTTTTCCGCGGCTTCGAGTTCCTTTGCCGCTCGGCGATGGATTCGGTCAGCGTCCTCGATTTCCTGCGAAACGTCGGTGCCGCGCCGGGTGATTTCATCGAGCTTGTTTTTCTTGTCTGCCAGGAAGAGCTTTTCTGCCTTGTCCCTGGCCGCCTTCTTGGTTTCCTCCGGGATGGGCTGTCCGCAAGCCGGGCAATTCGGGTTTCCTTCTTCGTACTGGAACTTGCTCGACTTCACGGTGGTGTAGCTTTCCCGAAGCGCGTCCCGCTTTTCTTCGGCACGTTTGAGAAGCCCTCGGGTAGCTTCCGCTTTCCACTTGGCGGATTTCACCTGGGCCTCGGCGAGGGACAGGTCGTCGGTTGCCTTGTTGTAATCATGTTCCGGTTCCCGCCTGCCGGCTTGCCATTCGGTCGTTACTGCCTTGGTCAAGGCGACGTATTCCTGGTTGTACGCCGCGATCTGGGCTTTCGTGCTGACGGTCTGGTCTGCCGCCCTTGCATCGGCAATCATTCCGTTTAGCCGCTCGATGGCGGCTTCGTTGTCCTTGATGATGTATTCTGCGTCCTTGATTTCCTGCTCGGAAATGTCCGGGAGCGCTTTCCGGGCTTCGTCGATGCGGATTGGAATCATCTGCAGCTCGCTGGCCGTGCGCTTGCGCTGATCCGCAAGCACCTTCCGCAAATCGTCGATGCCGATGTTGCGCTTCTCGCATTCGGATGCGATAGTGGAGTATTCTTCCGTTGACAGCATTTCTGCGTCAACATCTTTTCCGCTCAGGGATAATAGGATTTCCCTGCGCTTCTTCCATTCCTGGGCGTTGAAAGCCGAAAGGGTGCCGACAAGCCGGATGATTTCTTCCGGGGCGATTTCGGAGATTCGGGCCTTGAAGTCTTTCAGGGCCGTTTCCACGTCGTTAATCCAGTAGAACGACGTGTTCCCCTGGAAAGTGGCCTCCGCGTTACCGCGCTTCTTGACCCAGTTCTCGCGCTGGGTGCGCTTTAGATTGAATGCCTTTCCGTCGAGCAGGCAGCGCAGCTCTACCGACGTTTCCAGATTGTGGATTTCCTGGCCGTTAGCGTCGACCGGTTTCTCCCGGAAGTTGTCGCTGCCAGGCGCATTGCCGCGGCTGTCATTGTTATAGAGCACCCAGCAGAACGCATCCGGGATGGTGGTCTTGCCGGTGCCGTTCGCGCCGCTGATGTGTGTGGTAATGCCAAAGTCGATAGTCAGATCTCGAATGCCTTTGAAGTTGGTCAAAGTCATTCTCTCTAAGGTCATCCGCATGGTTTCTTCCTCCTTTTTTGTGTCGCGTGTCTTGCGTTCTCCGGGAGGAAGTGGTATAATCTGCATGAGGTGCAAAACACCACTTCACCCCCAGGGGGGGCTGTAGTTTGGGCTACAGCTCCCCGTTCTTTTTCCTTTCGAGAAACAGCTTTCGCTTGTTCTCTTCCTGCACCAGCTTGTTGTTCATTTCCCGCCTTTGGTTTTCAGCCTCGGCAGCCTGCACCAGCAGCCCTTCTTCCCACTTGCTTTGTTCATAAAGCAAGCCCTTTATCGTGCTGAGTTTGAAGTTCGTGCTTTTTTCGGTAGCAAGAACGGCCTCGACGGCCGCGAGCGCCGCGCTTCTTGTCAAAAATTTCCCGTACTCAAATTGGTCCATCGTTACGATCACTTGCGCCCCTCCTTGCTGTTTATCTCCTTCACAATTTCCTGCAGCCACTCTTGCAGCTGCCTCCGGGACCTTGCCCGGACACCGAACCACGCGCACACCCCGCCAGCAGCTCCGGCGATAAAGGCGAACAGCGCCGCCGTCCATGTCATATCATCCCCACCTTTCTGCACACCAGCCAGAACAGTACGCTGCACAGGATGCCCGCCGTGGCAAATCCAAGCACGAACCACTGGCGGTAGACCTCCCGCTCTTGGCGGCGGCGGAGCTTCTTGACTTGGTTTCTTGTCATGTTTCCTGCCTCCTTTGCGCAGATGGTCGTTTTTCGTGATTTTCTCTCTCTCAACTCGCGATTTCTCGCGTCTGGGAGCTTCCCAAGGGGTTTCCCTACCCTTTGGCTTCGTTCGAGTTTTCCCGCAATTGAGCGCGGGCTTTTTCAAGATGCTTCGCCAGCGCTTCCCGGCGCTCTTCGCTCACTTTCCTGTTTGGGTTCTTGCCCATCCGGTACGGATGAAGCGCTCCGTCCAGCGCATAGGTCTTGAGCTCGTCTGCCCATTTGATCAGGTCATCTAGCTTGCCCAGTACCTCGCCGATTTCCGTATCGGTGAGCAGCGGAGGCAGGGCGAAATCCAGCTTTGCCAGTTCCAGATTCGCTTCCGCTCTGGCCCGGCAGCGCACTGCTGCCTTGCAGAAGACACACCATGCGCCAGGATGGTAGTCGCCCTTACCCTCAAAGGCCAGGGCCGCCAGGGGCTTCAGTGTGTTATCTGCCCAATCTTTCAGATCCGCTACTGAGATCGACCAGGTGGAAATGTTCTCCCGGCGAGGCTGGTAGATCGTCATGCTGACCGTGCGGATATCGTAGAGCCCATCAAAGATGTTTAAGGCACCCAAGGCGTACAGCATCATCTGCGGATTGCGCTCCGCCTCCACAACGATGCCCTGACCATATTTCAGATCGATGATGTGGAGCTCATCGTCGGCCACAATCAGGGCATCGCCAGTGCCGAAGCCATCGGGTACCCAGCAGGAGAAATCCAGCCGCTGCTCGATCAGCAGGATTGCGTCCGGGCAGCGCTTCTTCGCCTCCGCCAAGGTTTCCAACACATACTGGACGTATCCGTCCGTGTGCCCGTCCATCTCATCACTGTCATAAGTGGAGATGGGCTTTTTTGTCTGGAGCTTCAGCGCCTTCCGCAGCTTATGCTCAGCTAGCGCATGGGCGGCTGTGCCTTCGGCTGCGGCTTCCGTTTCCCGATCCGCAAAGTCCTGCTCCAACCGGGCACTGGGGCTGCAGTTCAGCCAACGGTGCGCCGACGAAGCGGACAGGATCGCGTGTGTTCGCGGTGCCATTACAACACCTCCGCCTTTGCCTTCAGGTCAGCGTACCGGCTAGGATCAACGGCGCTCAGCTTGTCCGCGCCGCATTCCCGGATCAGCGCCTGCACCCCACATTCGATCTCTTGGATTTCCTGGTCCTCCTCTTTTTTCGCTGTGTACAGCGCAGCGTAAAGGTTAACGAGGATAGTGTTCAGGGCAGCACGCTTTCCCCTTATTTGCAAAATCTCCTTGTATTTCATGGCTCTGTCTCCTCCCGTCACGCCCACCAGGGCTTGCAGATGGCGCACGTCCAGCGACCGCCGGGAACGTCGTTGACAAGGGTAGCGCCGTTCATGGGTACGTTCTGGCCGCAGTCGGTGCAGATGACCCGCGGCTCTTTGGGCGGCTCCTCCCGTTCGTGGTAAAAGTCCTTCTCCATCTCCCGGACCCAGTATTCGTTAGGTGACATTCTTTCCATGGGTTCCGCTCCTTTCTTCGTCGGCCTCACATTACCGACTTTAGTACTTCATCAGCCGTCCACCCCTGCGTTTTCACCAGCCGCCGGAACTCGTCCAGCGTCAGGATGCCGGGGTTCTTCAGCTTACGCCGCACCGTGTCCGGGCAGCACATCAGTACGTTCGTGCCCAGAAACGCCTTGGTCTTTTCGTCCATCTCCAGGTACTTCGCTGTCGTGCCCCGGACCAGGGCGTCCTGCTTGTGGAATAGGGGCTTCGCCTTCGGGGCCATGGGGTTCCTCCTTTCGTGGTGGGTGTGTCCTAAGATACTTCCTTGGTCTGGTCGTCCATCAACTGATACACTTCGTCCGGGTTCCGCCCGAGCACTTTGCAGATTGCAAAGTATTCCTCGGCGCTTATCTTTCGTTTTCCGGTCACCATGGCGCTCATGACCGGGTCGGTCACATTGATTTGCTCCGCTATGTACTTCTGCTTTAGCCCGCTATCTTGGATAGCTTTGCTCACGGCCTTGTATACCATCGCGCTCCCTCCTTCCTTCAGTATCCCTTAACTAATTTGCATTATACTACAGTATATCTGAACTGTCAACACTTTTTTACACTTTTTCTGAAGTTTTTTTCTTGACTACATGGATTTAATGATGTAAAATAAAGTCACAATAATAAAAGAAGGAGGGGGTGACCATGAACAATAACGACATCAGGACGAACATTTTGTGTCTAAAAAATGCTTCTCAATCGCTGAATTATAAGCGATTAAAAAGAGATTTAAGGAAAAAAGTGCACACGAAAGTGCACACGAAATCCAGCAAAAAGAGCCCGCCTCGTATATCACGGGGCGGGATTGCCTTTCTCCGTCGTTCCAATGTGCATTATTTGCACTTTGGTGGGGTGTTCATATTTATTTAACAAAAAAAATTGATAAAAAGGGTAGACAATACTACGGGGAAGTAGTATAATAGGAGACAGAAGGAAAGCACAGCAACCGCAACAAAAGAGAGGAGAATAACCATGACACAGGAAACCACCATCGTAATTAGGAGACAGAAGGAAAGCACAGCAACCGCAACAAAAGAGAGGAGAATAACCATGACACAGGAAACCACCATCGTAATCAGGAAGAACCTCATCAGCTACAAATGGGAAGCCACCGTTGGACCGGTACCCAAGGACGTAGTTTACTCCAGCGCCCGCCCAATAATCACCGTTTGCCAGGACCTGAACGAGTTCTTCGCTCTTTTTGAAAAAAACTGGGCGAAGATAGAGAAAGACGGAGCAACCGATGACCTGCTCAGCCAGCACAATTCCGGCAAGATCTACACCTACAAGGACATCGTAGTTATCATGGCGGGCGACGGGATCGAAGGCACAACGACGGGCAACAGCAACGAAGACCAGAAGCCATTCTGGAGCCAGAAAGCAATCTGGAAACACAAAGCCATCCCCTTCGGCGAAAGCGACGTAGCAGCGCTGACGCTGACCGGATGCCACAACGGCCAAATCACGGCCAGCATCCTCCGCATGGGCGAAGATGGCTGCTACACCGCGTATGTTTTCGAGGCAGAAGAAGAGGCGCCGGTCGGCCTCGAACTCGCCCACACATTCAACGACTGGGCAAAGGTCTACGATGACCAGGGACTTGCCGTAAAAATCAGCGGACCCGTAGATGTATATGCGAACAACTCAGGCGGCATCGTTCTTGCGAAAAAGGATGCAGAAACCAGGATAAAGGTCATACCGCGCTAAGCCAGCGCAGCCAAAGAACAGCGCCGCCCCTTCGGGGGCGGCAACTCGACTTTGTGCAGGAGGCAGCCATGACAGAAATCCCCATCGCCCGTCTACGGGGTGCGCCCCGTGCCCATCGGAAAAATCAGGCCAAACGAATACAATCCCAACAGCGTGGCGCCGCCGGAAATGCGCCTGCTCTACGACAGCATAAAATGCGACGGATACACCATGCCCATCGTGTGCTTCTACGATGCAGAGGCCGACATGTACGACATCGTGGACGGCTTCCACCGATATCGCATCATGCTGGACAACAAAGACATCTACGACCGCGAAGGAGGATGCATCCCCGTCAGCGTGGTCGACAAGCCCATCGACGAGCGCATGGCATCCACAATCCGCCACAACCGGGCCAGGGGATCCCATGACGTGGACCTGATGGGCAACATCATCGCAGAGCTGCACAAGATCGGCAGGTCGGACGCCTGGATCGCCAAACACCTGGGCATGGACCAGGACGAGATCCTGCGGTTGAAACAGATCACCGGCCTCGCCGAATTGTTCAAGGACCAGGAATTTTCCCGGGCATGGATCCCGGCAGAAGCGGAGGTATAAACATGGCCATGATCACGCTGAAAGAATACGCGCTGCGCCTGGGCAAAAACCCTGACGTGGTGCGGCAAAAAGCCCTGCGGGGCACGCTGAAAACCGCTCAGAAGCTTGGACGCGACTGGTTCATAGATGAAAATGAACCCTATGTAGACCGCCGCATAACATCAGGAAAATACGTAGGGCAAAGAAAGAAAAAAGAATAAGCAAAAGGGCCGGGGCACATAAGCCCCGGCCTTCTTCATGCAAAATAGCCCGCCTTGAATCGCCGTCCTGGGGAAACTCCACCACGCCCTGGTCAAGCGCGGTTTCTAAAACCAGAAAGGCGACAGGCGGGCGGGCCCGAGCGAAAGGAGGTCGCGTGCCGGATATACTGCGCATATCTGGCACACTATTGTTTCTCGCGCCCTGGGGTCATGCCCCGTATCGGGCCAGCGTCAGGCCCTGTCAATCTTCGAGAATGTCAGCTCGTAGCTGCCGTATGCCGCCAGCGCCACTACAAAGGCGTTAACGACCGCCAGCGCGGCCTTCTCCAATGTCAATCCGTCTACGAAATATTGTGCCACCAACATGATGGCGAGCGCGATAAAGTACACCAAAAGCCGGGTGGGTATCTTCCAAACCATGTCCAAGGGCACCTTCAAAAACTGCACAATCAGCAGCGTCGCTGCCGTTGCCCCTGCCACCGTAGCCAAGTAAATCCAGCTGTACGCCCCGTCAGGGGGCTTTTCTTCTGCGGTACTCACCGCCTCCGGGATGTCTGCTACCGCCACCCAACCCACATCCTCCGCCTGCGCCCACATGGGCAGCATGAACAGGACTGAAACCGCCAGCACCATCAAGAGCAGTACCACCAAGAACACCGTCAATGAAGCCTTCATAATTTCTCCCCTCTCTCTTATTTGTCGGCCAGAAACTCGTCCATCTGCTTCTTGGCCTTCTTCAGTTCTTCCGTGCCGTTGCCATGTATAAGGTGGTCCGCTATCAATAACGCCAATAAGCATATGTTCTTTTGGTATTCTTTGGTTTGCTCGATGGCATTTTCTACTTCGTCGACCCTCTGATCCCGCTTCTCGCCGCGTTTGGCCAACTCATCAAGACTGGATGCCAATTCGTTCAGGTTTGACGTCAAATCGCTTATCGGCTTCGTGGCCTTCTGAACCAGCTTGCCGATGTAGCTGAACCCGGCCCCGATCACCCCAATCGCCGCGAACAGCAGAAGGATCCACTGCACCCATCCCGGGAGCATTGCATTAGTAACTTGCTCCATCGCCATCACACCTTCCTCGTCCTATCCCTCCGGCACTTCCTTGGCCTGCTCCATCGGTATCCAGCCGTCGCCGTGCTCCGACCGAATAGCGTACCAGCCCTCAACATCCGCATCACGCCGCATCAGGTACGTCCCCCGCGCCAGCACGCCCAGTGCTTTGGCGCTTTTCTTCGGCTCTGCCCGCACCACGCAGTCGGTCGGGTTCAGCATCTTGACCTGCAAGACGCCAAGGTACGTATCCTCCAAGTACTTCCGCCCGGTCAAGCTCTCCAGCACCCCGGGCCTGCACACCCGGTTAAGGTCTGCACGTATCGACAGCCCGGCGATTCTGTTGTGCGGCTTGGTGTTCCCGAAACTGGTGTACTGATGCAGCTCGCATTTGATGCCGGGAATCCGCCGCAGATAGCCGTCGTTCTTGCCCCAGTCGGCAATCCATAGAACATCAAACAAATCCTTGATGCGCCAAAGGCTGTTATTAAACCGCACCCGGCCGCAATACAGGCCAACCTTCTGCGCGCCTAAGTCCCGCAGCTTCAGCACCAGCGTCTTGACCATTATCCGGCGTTCCTTGGGCTTCAGTGTGTTGTTCTTGATGGCTTCGACGTCCACAAAATACGCGGTGGGCTTGAACCCCCTGCAGGTGTTCCACAACAGCACCGCCTCGTTTTGCGCCGCCACCACACTCTGGGCGGTGGTGAAAACGTACACGCCATACGGGATGCCGAACTTCTCCATGCGCTGGGCGTAGATTTCAAACTTCTTGTCTACTTTCGTCCCTTCGACCGCCCGCGCGATGACGTAGTCGACGCTGTCTTTCAACTGGTCGAAAACTATCTTGCCGTCGTTATCGCTGATGTCCACGATATACCCATGTACCGGATACCCTTCGGGTTCAGGCTCCGTTTCCTCCGGCTCCCCGGCCTCTTCCTCCGTATCCACCGCCAGCTTGGCCCAGGTCAAGGGCCCGCAGATGCCGTCCACTTCCAGCCCGGCGGCCCTTTGGAACTGCTTAAGCGCTGTAAGCGTTTCGGCTCCAAAGTCCCCGTCAACGCCGTACTTGGGCAGGGCCTTCTCGTCGCGAATCAGCAGATACCGCTGCATTTCCTTCACATACTCGCCTTTAGCGCCCTTGTACAGGGTGGGGCGCTTGGCAGGCTGGGGCGTCGGCATCGTCTCCCCGCCCGGCAGCGGCTTCACGTCCTTCTCCGGCTC